AATTTTATGTCGTTCTCCATCTCTTGCGCTATCAATTTAAGACTAAATTCCAAACGTTCCGGGATGTAATTTACAAGATGATTTGAGGCTATAGCTTGCTTTCTGCCAATGATGATAGATAGCAATTGATTGATGGCACGGTCAGCCTGTTGGCGTGAGATTAGTTCTTTAGTCATTGGTGAAAGAAGTCGTAAGCGGTTTGTGGTGTTGGGTCGTAATACACTTCGGCCTCAAGCATTGGGATGATTTCATCTTCAAGAAGATCCCGCATTGAATGCGTAAGGTGTTCATCCATCATGTGGCGTTTCTTTTCACGTTCAATGATGGCTTGAAGCTCTTTGAGGATCCTCTCAAGTTTGGCTGATTCGTATTCTTCTCTTGGTAAATAGTGATAGGTCATGAGTGGTTACGGATGAAGGTTTTACACTTAGCGACTTGATCAGCATCAAGAACTTGATCAGGGTCGCAAGAGTTAGACAGCATCAAACCATCACCTTCTTTAATTGAATTGAAGGTGCTGATGTAATAACTGCTAACAAGAGAACCAGCTCTAGTCTTAAAAAAGATGATCTTCTCAGTTTTGCTGGTGTAACGTCCCAAGGTGGCTATCAAAAGCTCACCGGTTTTAGTGTTGATGTTCATTGGTGCGTTAAGCCTCTGCGAGTGCAAATTGTTGGATACGAATTTGAAGATCACGGAGAAGGTCGGCACGTTTGGAGTGATGCCATCCCTTCTCTTCAAGGAAGAACAGCTCCCAGCTGATGGCATCAACCAGGAGTTCAAGTTCGTGAACGGTGAGGTCCATTGGTTTGTTAGGCGAAAGGTGATACGGATTGGGTGTTGTACCCGTTCCATTGTTTGGCTTGGTTCATAGCTTTAATTAAGCTGCAGACAGCTTTATCGTCACCAGTAGCTACAGAGACCTCCAGACGGTGCTGAAGCATCGCTAGGACACTGCTGGTGTTGATTGGTTCGGAAGACTCCTCAAGGCTTGGTCCATCGTCACTCAAGTCAATCTCAGCTTGGGCAGCTTGGATGTCGTTGTATGCGGTGGAACGTGAGACGCAAAATTTGGCGCTGACCATTGTGGCGACTGAAGCTGTACGGATACCCCGTTCGAGCATTGCTCGGGTGTAACTGAGGCGGGCTTGAACTTCTAGTTGGGTTGACATTGAAAAAATTGCAAGAACTGGAAGAGCTGGACAAAAAACAAATCCAACGTCAAATCGCGCTGACCATGTAGACGATTTTTCCTGTACCGGTAGACATTCCACAATCAGTCATGTGAATTAATTGACGTTTTTCAAGTGAGCGGGCGACTCTCACGGTTTCGTAATCTGTAGAAATGTAGTGATTCCCTGGATACTTCAGGCAGAACCTGAGCATGTGGCGTTGTAGATAACCGAGTTTCATTTAAGGTTTGGGTTTAGTTCTTGTGGTGTTGGAACGGATGGCAGGGATTCGCGCCAAAGTTCTTGAGCGATTAACTCATCCAGGGCTTTCTCGCGGTCATAATTGTCGATTTCGCCCGCCTCAAACATTGCCTGGATGTCGGCTTCGCTAGGCGGCCATTCCCCCAATTCGCTAGAAAGCATGAAGTCGTCGGAGTTGTTCATTAGTTGAATTGTGAGGTGTTTTGGTGCGGGCCGGTGATGTACCAGGAGCAAACGGAACCAGGGATTCCGCGTTCTGCTAGTGATTCATTCCAGCCATCGGCCAATTCGTCAGCGTCCCGTTGTGAGGCTGATAATTGATAAACCACTTGGTGGCCGTGTCGTTCTGTGTACTGGCAAAGATGGAAGACGTGTGTCTGTTGTTTGGGTTGATTCATGTTGGTTTGTGTTTCCACTCCTCTAGTATTGCACAAGCCATGGGAGAAAATCAATAGGCATAAAAAAAGACCCCTAGATGGGGTCTGTTGTTTGTTGGTGCGGTGGCTAAATTAACGCGGTTGAATCCTCGTAAAGCTCATCCGCTACCTCATACGGCTTCGGGAAGCTTCCGCCGTAATAGTTCAGCTCTTCCAGCAGATATTCAGCGTGTTTCAAGCCCTCAGCGGTCGTTAAGTCGTAGCCGTTGGCGCTTGCGATCTCTTGCAGTAAAGACATAACTTAAAAAGAAAAAACCCGGCCTAAGCCGGGGTTGATTGTGTTGGTACGGATGACGCGATGAAATAGTAATGATCCTGATCGTATCCGCTGGCTAATAACTGAACTTGCCATTCAGCCATAGGTGACGTGTTGATCAGTTGGAGTGCCGCAGCTTTAGCGTTCTCCATTGCGTCAAGGTCATCATTCCATTCGAGCGTCGCCCGCCAGGTTTGATCATTGTCTCGCTTATGCGAAGCCGTAATACGTGAGCAACGGTGATTCGTTGGCCCAATGTATTTGGTGCGGATGAGCGGACCGGAGCAGAGCATCATGATGTGATTGGTTGATTAATAGAATAATAACATAAGCCAATAAAGAAGCCCGGCAGAGCCGGGCGATTCCTTAGTTTTTGGCAGCTTCCGCAGCTTCGTCGATTTTGCGAATCGCTTCCGTTGCGTACTTAATCACATCTTCAAGGTGATCTCTCCCATCATCGTTCCACCTCTCAGCGGAAACATAATCGAGGATTGAACTCCTTAAAATCTCCTTGCCAATACTCCGTAGCTCAACGCTACCCGTTGCAGTTCTTGCCTCGATCTCGAAAGCTCGAAGCGATAAACGGCAGCCGGAAGCATCGAAACGATGGGTGACTTTGTGGTCCATGGTGGTGTTGTTTGTTGGTACGGAAGAAAGAAAGCTCGGCCGAAACCGAGCGATTGATCAAACGAAGCTAGGCAGCTCGGGCGCTAACGCTGCGATGCGATAGAGCCTGTTCGGGTTGATCCGTGCCCGTAACACTGCAAGACGTTGTGCATCTTGCTTGTTATTGGGACGGCCGACCGCTTGCCAGCCTGCTTCAATTCCGTCGTACCTGGTGACAATGTGTCGCATGGTTTGGTCCGTTGGTTGGGTGGTTTCCTCGCATTGCTTGGGAGCAGTCCCCCGAAGGGGTGAGCCGGTGAGACCGCAAGGCGTGAGCCGGACGTGGTGCCCAGCCTGCCTGCGATTGGAGCGGATCGGCTCCCAGGTGGTTCAGTTGTCGAGGTTCTTTGACTCCTCCATCCTATCACAAGATGGAAGCATCGACGGTGGGAAGATCTCACCGATCAAAAGATTTAAGGATTGATTCCTCTCCCCTCTTGATACTATTAGTATAGCACAGGAGAAGACACCAGGTGGGGGGGTAGGGTGCCAGTTTTTTAACTGGCTATCAGTTAGCGGGTACCCTAAACATATATCCGTTCAACAGTTCTATTGTGCTAAAAAAGGCCCCCACGATTAGTGGAGGCCGGGGGTGGGGGTTGAGTTTTGAGGTCGTATCAGTCGGTCTTGTCCTGAATTTTGATCGTCAAATCAGGCGCTTGAATGTTGACAGTCTCAGTGGACTCACCAATAACCCGCCCAATCGAATCCAACACCTGGCTTGCGGTCTGCAATTGCCCCTTTTTAATCGCCTGATTAAATAGTTTGGTACGCATGTGCTGAAGCCGCGCCAACATATTTTCGCGGTCAGACTTCCAGTCTTCATCAACGAGAAGCTTTACTTCTGCCCAATCACGCCAAGCGGTATTGATACTGACCTGTTCCCGCTCAACATGCTCATAAACAAGCGCCCTAGCCGACAACCCCTCAAGTTGCCGACGATATAAACGCCGCACACGGTCCTCTTTTGCATTATTGGAGCGGCGTTCGTCTTGAGTCATGCTTGATACGACCTTTTCCAAGATCTTAACTGGTAGAAAGGCTTCTAGCCTTCGATTAAGGGGGGCAGGGGTCAAGAATCTGTGTAATGTGGCATTTATGAGCCAAAAAACCGCACCAATTGAGCTTCGATGGGCTCAAGGCCAAGTATTTTCGTGCGAAAAACGCTTCAGAGTTTTAGTAGCAGGCCGTCGCTTCGGCAAATCGTACTTGTCTTGCGTTGAATTGGTACGTGGAGCGATCAATCGACCTGGGGAGACATTTTTTTATTGTGCCCCGACGTATCGGATGGCAAAAGATATTGCATGGCGAGCATTAAAGAAGCTTGTGCCACAAGTTTGGATCAAGAGTAAGAACGAAACAGACCTACGACTTGAGTTGATTAATGGATCAACGATCGAGTTGAAGGGAACAGAGAACGCAATGGCATTGAGGGGCCGCAGCTTATCCGGGGTAGTACTGGACGAGGCTGCTTTTATGAGTTCGGACGTATGGTTTGAAGTGATTCGGCCTGCGTTAGCGGATAAGGAGGGTTGGGCATTATTTATTTCAACGCCAGACGGAACAGCTAGTTGGTTTTATGACTTGTGGTGTTATGTACCGGAGGACGAGACAGGATTATGGGAACGCTGGAGTTATACGACAATTGATGGTGGGAATGTAAGTAAGCACGAAGTTGAGGCAGCACGCGCTCAGCTCGACACGAGAACATTCCGTCAAGAATTTGAAGCAAGCTTCGAGAACCTTACGGGTCTTGTTGCAATCAGTTTCGGTGATGAGAACATCTCTCAAGAAGCCAAGGACATCAAGATCCAGCCAGTGCTCTTATGGGTTGACTTTAACGTTGATCAAATGGGTAGTATGTGCGCGTTCAAAGACGGCGAGACTTTATACTTCCTCGACGAGATTATGTT